ACTACCAGTAGTCTTGATTGGATTAGCGTTAATATTGTTTATCTCAGAACCGATCTGAGAGTTAGTTCTATATCCTGGAGCTGCTTGCTTGAATAAGCTTAAAGCTTCTCGTTCACTGAGTCCTCTTGCTCTAAGAGTACGTATAATGCTTTTTAAAGCACTTATAGTTGTTGCGTCTTTCTCTAACTCACCTTGCTTACCAAGATACTTGGAAGGATCTATTTTGTAAGTTGGATCCACATTATTTTTCGCTAGCTCAAACTCATGTGAAGCTGCAAATGGCAACATACCCTGAGCATCAGCCGCTGGTTGATTAGTAGGTACGGTTGCTGGCTTAACTTTAACTGCTCTAGGTGCAGGTTTACCTTTTCTAGAGGCACTCATTCTACTTAGACAAGCACTACTTTCTTTACATCCTTTAGCTGCCTTTAAAATGAGCTCCCTGATTCTTTCCGGTGTAGCTCCTGCAATCTTTTTTAAACTTCCATCTTTTTCAAAATAATTTATTAGATCTTTATGGGCTTGCTGATGCTGCGCAGCAAAATTTGGATCGGTTTGAGCTAACTCATGGCTAGGTATGTTCCCTTGACTAGAGTTAGATACAGGTACGTTTTGTAGTTTTTTTGATTTGGTCAGATAGGAGAATCTATTCCTGTTGGCTCTGTTCCATGGGACCACATTATGTCTGCCGTGTTGCGCAATAAGTGCCTGAATCTGGTCTTTAGATGTTGTGCCTGGAATATAAAATATCTTACCTTCAACAGCAGGAAGATGTATGTTTCCTGTTTGCGGATTTAGTCTCGAAGGTAACTGTACTTCACCACTATCTGCTCTCACTAGATGAGATATGGCTGTCGGAGGCATTTTCGATTGGTTTGCCACCAACCCAACATTTCCATATTCTTGCAGAGGGCCGTTTGGAGAAAAAGATACGGTGCCCCAATTTTTAGACCCGCCAGGGTTCAAAGTTGTTAATAACTCTTCGTTAGCGTAAGCACCTACATGTCCAGGCATAGCTGCACGGACTTTTCGCCCAGCATGACTATCTAACGTAAACTTTTTAAAATAAGGGTCTGTTGTATTGAACTTCCCTGAAAGGGTTTCTTTTAAAAGTGCGTCGTGGTTGTAGTGCGCCCCTTGAGGAGACAATGCTGGCAGCACATTTAAACTTCCTGGCTGTCTCGCTTGACCCACCATAGCTTCTGTATCATGCACTAGATTTCTAGCAATTCCTTCACTAGCAGACATGATTTTAGGTACTTTTTGTTTAATAAAACTTTCAGTATTAGCTCCAGACACGGCATGAAATAAAGGATTGAGTCCTTTTGATACTAGAGGCATTAGTTTACCCAACGAGGCAACCTTCTCATACTCGAACGGCTTGTCTCGTTTAATATGCTTGTGGAAAAACTTACCAGGACTCTTCACCTTCAGTAGACGATGAAATAGACTAGCAGGTACATCACTATACTTGTATTCTCCGCCACTATGAAAGTGTATCTCCAGCTCCTTTTCTTTCTTATCGTAGCCTACAGCCTTGATATTACTGCTTTTTAATTCGTGAGTGGCTTCTTTCTCCATATTGCCACCCGTATATTTATCAGCTATTCTCTCAGCTTCTGTCTGATTAATCTTTATACCTGCACTCGCAAAAGCTTTAATGATTTTGCTAGGCTTTGCATAATTACTGCCGCCCTCCATATGCTTAGGGTGATAAGTACCACCCTTCTCATTGAATATGTCTTTCCAGGCTTTTTCTCTTTTATAGAATTTACTGAGGTCGGCGAGAACAGGGTGATTTAATCCCGTAGCCTGTGCAGCTAACATCTGGGCAGCATAGGTGGTATCCCCTATCTCTTCTTTAAAGTTTGCTATGTCTCTATTCTTGATTGCGTCTACGAGCTCTTTAGCTTCTCCAGTAAGAAACGAAAATGGATAATGCCTGCCGTTAGTGACGTCTCTGTGAAGATCTTTACTCTTATGCCACTTATATTCAGCTTCTTTCTCTAGCTCACTCTCTTTCTTTTTTTTAGCTACTACAGGTTTACAGCTATCGTCGCTATATGGTTCTTTACCAGGAACAGGCTTGTAACCTTCCCAGCAACGGCCTGCTGCGGTTTTTTCTTTAAGTCTTTTTATTGTATGAGGAGTTACACACTCTTGAGTCATTATTTCGACTCTAGGACGGATAGTCATGCCCATATATTCAGTATCCTTAAGCTTGTCCCGATTTTCTTTCCAGAGCTTTATAGTGTTGAGTAGTCCTTGCTTTCCTCGTCCTATATGATCTTTATCGTCTAGACCATTAATTGTGAAAAAAGTCTTATCAAGATCAGGCATATTAGCCAAATGCTGATATGCTCCAGGCTGACCAAATCTCTCATGACCATCTACAGCACCATACAGAAAAGATTTCTCAGAGTCATATGGAAGGCCTGCCCCAAGCAATTCTTTGCCCAGAGTAGCCTCAAACTCTTTTCTGTCGTCTACATATTTTTGAGCCAGTTCAGGTTTATTCTCCCATCTTCCTCTCGAGCGATCTTTGAGCAGTTCTAGATAGGTTAGAGGCCTTAATTCTTTATGTTTTCCGTGAGGATTGTAGTGCGTAAATACATAATCCTCCTCCGAAGCTGTCTTCTCATTAGATTCCTTATTTAAAATATCTTTTAATTTATCGTACAAAGTAACGGCTGCACCGCTTTTGGCTAATAACGCATTAGGTGTTTGTGTTGGCGGCTGTTGTAAGGGAGCTATATTTGTTTTAATCGCCGGATTTTTGTCCTGAGGCAGGTATGGAGCGCCAGGAGTTTTAGCCAAGCTATTATAGAAATCCCGTCCTGTATTAACAGCTGTGGCACCTAAAGATAAAGCCGTCCCGACTAGTGGTACAGCCCCAGCAACGCCGCCAAACCTATCTATCGCTGCCCCTGTAGTGTCTGGGACATTTTGAGCTAGCCGTTGCTGTGTATTAGCTTCTCCGACAGCTATCCCAACTCCAGGTACAAACTTATTAAGTTTATTTGTTAGTCTAGTTCCTAAATTTGCAGCGTTGCCTACAAATTTTCTTAACCCCGAGGCCGCAATTGGAGCAGTATCATTTATGTTTAAAGTATCTTTGGCCACATTCCAACCACTAGGCCTATTAGTTTGTTGCGCCAAAATTTCTGTTGGCATATTTATTGGACTGTGATGTGTAATAAATTGATTACTTGAAGATAGCTCCGGAGGATTTTCTTCAGCCTTCTTCTCCTTAGGGCAACACAGATCACCTTTGATCTCATATCCCTTTGGAACACTATATTCCATATCCTCTAGAAACGAACCACTGAAAGCTTCACCCTTGTCTACAGCCTTTGCTACACTTTTAGGCACACCTGCAACCTTCTCTATATAGCTATATAGATCCAACACCTCACTTGTTTTCTCTAGTTTACAATAATTCTCTACCACGAAACCTAGTTTACCCAACAGCTCAACGTCCTCGCCGTTAATATAAGTGTTACCATCAATATCCACTATTCCTGTATTCCTAGCCATCTTGCTCATAGGATCAGCTAGTCTGTTATTCGGTATAGGTGTAAAGTGCTGCTGTTTCTGCGGAGCTGATACCTCTCCTGGTTTTCGTGACACACTATGACTCTGATTGCTAGTCATAGACTTATTGGATACTGGTAGGCTGATAGGTTTAGCCGGTTCCAGCTCTTCTGGCTCGGTGAGAGGCTTGGTTATTTCCTTTGTTTTATTATTCTCAAGGTCAGGTAATGCCCCTATCTCTGGTGCCACAAAAGGCTGATCTTTAGCAGCAGCCATTTTAGCTAATGCCGTGAATATTTTTTCTTTTTTGAGATGCTTGTACAGGGACATATTAGAGTATCATGATATGTTGATATGTTTTGGCGTGCGGTAATATAATTAAATATTATTCTAATAAAGTTTTAACAACTCTGGTTGTTTCTGTTTTCATTGTACAAGAAACTATTTGTATCTGACAGCTAAAAAAAAGACCCACACACCAACTAAGGTATATGAGTCTTTTTTGGTGTTATAAGCTATTTCAGAGTGCCTGAAACAATATAACTGCCCACGCTTCCATAGCTACTGTAGCCAGTAGTCAATGGATCACCTTCACCTTCTCCGCTGACACGGACCAGATACACGCCAGGTTTGACTGGCAGAGTTAGGTTGCTATTGAGGCTATTGGTGAGATTGCTTTTACCTAGCACAACCCCATTGCAGCTGACTTCGACAGCGCTGTTAAGCCCACCATAGATGGTAACATTAACGCTAACCGTCAAAGAACCGCTATTAGCAACATTTACAGTGTAATAACTGCTCATGCTGCTATTGCTGATTACTCCAGCTAATGAGCCGCTCAATACAACAGGACTAGCTACGTTATTCACCGAGCTATAGCAGAAGCCACTAGTTCCTGCACCAATGTTGAGAGCGATAGCATTAATATCGTCCTCTCTATTGTTTGCAAAAGCATAGTCACCTTTACTCCACTGAACTATAGGTTTGCTGTAGCTGGTTCCCATTACAGGAGCCCAGTTACCCTGACCTGAATAGTACACAGTTGCACCTGCACCAGTCTTACCGTCGTGGTTCAACCCTAAGGTATGTCCCACTTCATGAGCAGCACATTCACCACTATTCTTTGCGTTGCCCGTGCTGTGCACGAACACGAAGCAAGGAACAGTGGAAGAATAGCACCCAGACCCAGAGGCTCTCCAGCTACCAATATAGGCATATCCACCATATCCACTGATGAAATCAGTGGTGGTGAAAATCGCCCGCATTCTCCGTTTTACTGGAGCAGCATAGTACATGCTGTAGTCTGTGGTAACATTAACGTCGAAGGCAGCGTAGCGCTCTGCCACGACATCATATGCCTGTTTGAGCTGATCTAATGTGAAATTGGCAGGAGCAGCCACAAAGGCTCTCCCTCCATTCCATACCGGATCCTGGATGTTACCACCAACGAAATCTAACAGGATGGTGCTCTTCGCACCAACTTTGCTATTCATCATTGGTACCATAGCCTGAGTTGTGACTGTAGACACAGTTGCTACGGCAGCTGCTCCAGCCCCTTCGGGTTTAACAACTGGCATTTCTGCACAAGCTACTTCAGCCAACTTGCGCAACCTCCATGCTGGAGCGAATTTGAGTGAGTTTTCCAGCACCCACACCAATCCTTCTTCAGGCAGCATTACCATCCCTTCTGCTTGATCTCCTCTTAAAGAGAACACAAAAGTTCCGCCATGGAACTCTCCACCCAAATGCCAGCCATTTGGTTTTTCTCCTTCTATGCGTTTTGCAACGTAGTTTACTTTTCCGACGATCTCTTGCCCAGAGATCGAGAAAGTTAACTCTTTTTTTCCTTCATCGAACCGTATGAGCTCGGCTGCTGCAGTTGTAGATGACACTGCGATATCTGTATTTATGAGCTTTTTGTTGTTACCTACTATTAAAAACCCGATTAACCCTATTACCAACGCTGCGATTGTCTTTTTCATAAGTTAATTACCTTTCTAATCAAATAATTATAACAGCTATATTCTAGATCTACAAGGGGGGGGTCAGAGGGCTAAAAAAAAGACCCACACACCAGTTACGATATGTGGGTCAGTTAAGCATATTTAATTGCAGCTATTTCTTTTTGGGTAGGTTGTACACCGAAGTCATGCCCTGTTCTTTTTGTGGCATAGATATTGCCTTTGTGGGATCAGGTGCGGCCTGTCCATTTAATCGTTTGAGTGTCTGTATTTTTGCTTTAATTTCTCCAATAGCCTGAGGAACCAAAGAACTTCCTTGATTTGGAATGTTCAAAGCTTGCCCATAAGCAGCTTTATCGTTTGTGCCCCTAATCAAGTCCGTCAACTTTTTAATACCAGGCTCTTGTATAACTTCTCCATATTGTGGTGAGCGCGCGCCGAACTGGTTTTTTGCATGCAGAAGACGGAGCATATTTAAGCCGTCTTCCATATTATGATCTTTGGAATTTAGTGAATTTATAGCGTTGTGGGCAAACTCACTTTTATTCGCAAGATCTTTCATTCGTGGGCGCAGTTTAAGGTGAGCGTATCCTGCGCCAGCTCCAGCTCCAATAGCTCCGCCCGCTGCCGCTCCACCGAGACCTCTAGTTAACATGGACTCTAATCTAGAATTAGATACTTCATTACCTGCAGCATCTTGATGAGTACCTGGAGCTATTAGCCCTGTAGCAGCTCCACCGAGACCTCCTGCAGCACTACCCAGAATTCCGCCTGTGGCAGCTGTGCCTCTACGCAAACCTTTCAGCAAATTTTCCATTGCTTCAGGGTTGATAGCTGCGACTTTCCAGATTTTATCTGCTTCTATAGGAGATAAGCCCCTTTGCCGCGCTTTTTTAATAAACCCAGTTTTAAAATTATTTACAGTATTGTTGTCCATGTTGTAATTATACAGGTTTTACAGCATAGGCAAAGAAAAAAGCTACTCAAGGGCTTTTATATTACCGCAATGAGAGCATCTTATTACCCCATCGTTATGGTATGATAATACACCTATTTTGCACACATGGCAGTGTGTGAACTTAGGTTCTACCTCATAGTGTTCTTCTTTTTCGCGAAGAGTAACTTGCTCTTTAGGGGATATATTGATTGTGATGGCGAAAGCCATAGCCGCCATAAACATTATCGCAAACAGTGTTTTCATAGTTGATATCTAAAAATAATTTTTTTTTGGTGTTTAGTTTTAAAGGTGTGCGCCCACCAGGACTCGAACCTGGATTAGCGGCTTAGAAAGCCGCTGCTTTATCCCTTAAGCTATGGGCGCATAAAACCTAGTCGAACGGACAGTCGATAGCTAGCAGCATACCCTTAACACTCGAAAGCGCAAGAGCTGCAAATATATATTTTTCAACGGTACCGCATGGAGCGAACCCCAATACAATACCATCGAAAATGGTGAGAGCCAAGAACATCAAAAATAGCAATAGATTCATATTCATATTATTTACCTTTCCCACAGTAAGTGCATCTGATCTTGTTTGTTTCCGGGTCAGGCAGCATTGCACCGTACTCACACTTTACACAGTGTTCCTGCGCTTTTACTTCAGGAGGAGTCATTTCTACAGCCATAGTTGTACTGTAGTATGTCTTTGGTTGTTCTGTTGTTTTAAACCACAACATTGCACTGACTGTTGTGGCTGCCGCGATTATACTGACAATTAATGCTTTCATTTGTTTTAAAAAAGTAGCTAGGGTGGGACTCGAACCCACACGAGGATTACTCCTCAACGGATTTTAAGTCCGTTGTGTCTGCCATTTCACCACCTAGCCAAACTAACTTCTAGCGGAACATAGCATCAGGGTGATTTAGTTTCACCCTTTTACGTTTTCCTGTGTAAAGGGTCCGCCCTTCAATACAAGCTTCGGCAACCCATACGTTTGCCTGCTCAAGGCTCATGGCGAACCTGCGGGCCATGAGTAACATATCAATCTGGTACCATTTTGGTTTGATGTAATAACCATCACGTTTGCCTGTTACCTCTAACACTTGGAAATCAAACTTTCTTTCCGTCTGTGATTTAGTAGACACTCGACTACCTAGACAGTTTAGCTTCTCTTCGGAGGTGGCAGTTACCTCCAGTATTTCTACTAGCTCTTTTTCTAACTGAGCTTTGCTGTTTAGAAGCTCCGTCCGATATTCCGAGTAATATTTCTCGAGGCCTGCAAGACTCGAGATATTATCCTGCAACTCTTCGTTGAGTTTTTCCGCCCGGTTCAGGGAGGACAATTTTGCTGCCACTGAAGCAGCTTCTTTTTTCAGTTTTTCTACTAGTTCTTGCATTGTTTTATTGGTTGGTTGTTATGACAAAGAACTCTCAGCTCTAAAGGTAGGGCCGGAGGGATTCGAACCCCCAACCAAGGGATTATGAGTCCCCTGCTCTGACCATTGAGCTACGACCCCATCTTTAGAGCTGAGAGCTTAACACTCTGTCTTCAATATATTATACCAATAAAACCTCAATAATATTAAGCAGCAGGCTTGCGATATTTTGACGTAAACATAAGCACATACCCTTTGTGTTCAGGGCTCAATTCCAACACATAGGCTTTATCTTCGTCAGTTTCTAATACAGCGCCAGCAAATATTCCACCAGCAGCCAGTACAAAACCAAACTGGGTATTCTTTACATTGTTGATTTTGCCGTAAATCTTGAATACTCCCTCAGACTCTTGTATCTCTGTAACTACTCCAGTATAGCAGAAGCCATCAGTTCTATATATCCGCACAGTTCTACCCAGCTGAGCTTTACTCACTTGCTCAGGACTAGCTACACCTGATTTAGATGTCAGATATGTTTCTTCTTCAAGTTGCAATCTAAACCCCGGCAATTGATCTTCTGCTTTTAAACCTGCTTTTGTTGAGCTAGAGGATAGAAAGACAAGCGCTAACGAACAAACGAATTTAAGTTTCATACTACAGTTAACTTTCTATGCTCTTGGTTTGTTAGAGCTTCTTTTGACCTTAGCAGATTGTTTTTCAGTTCTTCAAGCTCGTACTTGATAATGTTTACTTCTCTTGTGAGTTCAGCCACCTTATCTTCCATGGCCGCTACAACTGGAAAAGAAATTACCGAGGGGTTATACATAGTAGGAGCTATGTCGTCAGTAGCGTAGTACGGATAGTTGACGAGGAGCCCTTCAGTCAAGTTAGCAAAATCTATTCTATCAGAGGCAGCTGCCTGCATTAGATCGCTTTCGGTATAGCTGTTTTCGTCACCAGGGTAGAAATCATTTTCCTCCATAGCAGTAAACAATTTCTTTGATTCCTTGAGTATCGACAACAAAGCAGCTCTGCCTTGCGCGGTTATTCATACCCATAGACTCACTATGTTTATCTCCTGCTACGGTAGTACTAAGCATGTAGTGCTCAAACTCAGCATATTCACGCATCTCTAAATGATGCTGGTCAGCTGTAATGAGAATCTTTTGATTAACTCCTATTAGTGCTTCAGGCTTACTCAGAAATAGGTTTGCAATATAGCTTTCCCTGGCTTTGCCTGTTGTAGGAATTCTTCCTTTATACTCTGCACTATAACCATGCGATGCGATAAAGAGAGTGCTGTAGATCTTGAATAGTCCGTGGTCTGTTTGAAACACTTCAAACTCGATACGTTTCTCTTGTCTGTAGTAACCTTCTAGAGCTTTAAAAAGAACCCAGTCTCCAAAGTCGTTATGGTTACCTTTTACGCTTTTGACTTTGACTTTTTCAAAGAGCGAAAGAAGCGTGTTGATGAGGTATACAATGCTGTCGAAGGCGACAGCGAACTGTTCTTCCTTGATGCAATCGTGTACAAGCATAGTTCCCTTAGTGGTGAACCCTGCTCCAGTGGTGTGCAAAATATCGCCCAAGGAAGCAAGAACACATTCACCAAGGCCATAGTTTCTGTCTTTAACGATCGTTTCAATTTCTTGCGCATATTTTTTAATACATTTTTCTGCTTCTTCTGAGCTGTAACCCTTACCACGGTAGGAGCTTTTCTGACTAGACTTCGCTCCAAAGTGAACATCTGATAAACCAACTACAAGAGATTTTAAGCTATCTTGTTTTTGGGTAGGACCACTATACATTACTGGTGAGTAATTTGGTGGAGTCCAAGAGTTGATGAAATTTGTGAATGGATTATACACACCTTCCTCTAGCTTGAACCATTTCGCTGCAGCTTCTTCTGTTTCCTGCCAGCTTTTCTTCTGAAAAGCTTGATAGAGCTGGAACTTTTTCTTCTGAATTAGGTCGTTAGTGATCTCTGTAACACCTTTTTCGTTAAGTTGTTCGTTTGTAATAGGTTCGGAATCATGAGTGATCTCCAAAACCTTCAGAATTTCGACCAGATAGTTACGCGGAATTCTATAGTTACGGCACACCTGACTGATAGAGTGTTCCTCTCCATACCAGTTGGAATAATTCTCTTTAATTCCCCTGACGACGTCACCGGTAAGCACAATATTACCGTTGGCTGCCTTCAAATACATCACATACTTATCATCTTGTTTGTTGTATGTGTATTTATCTGTAAATTTCAAGCTACCCGCCCAGTCGATAGTGCTTTCTTCATCTTCTTCGTGCAGATCAGGAGACACGTGCACATACACTTTTGATGTTCCTTCACAAGTATTGAGCTTTTCTTTGATTTTTCCGATTTCCTCATACGAGTAGCCCTGACTTTTTAGGTAGGCAGCTACACCCTTTTTTTGCCTTTTCAATTTCAAGCACTCATCTAGCAGAGAGGCAGAAACATTTTTTTTATTTTGCAGAATTGCGGGATTTTTTCTGATTTTTTGCATAACATTATAAGACCAACTTACTTACAACTTGAACAACACATGTACAATTTTAGCTTGTTTTTAAAATTGTACGCATTTTCTGTTGGTTGTACTTGTATTGAACCCTTTGATCCTGATTATCATAGTAATTTTCTAGAAAACTACTGTCTCGTCAGGCGTTATCAAATAGTTCTGCGCAACATCCAACTTGTCCATGTCGTTCAAATCTACAACAAGCTTTTTAACTTCGTAAAGCAAAGAATTAAAAACTTCTTGCACCATCTCCGCAGTTCTTCCCACCAGCTCAATACTATCGGTTCTGAAATAGGAGCTATCTTCCCTAGGAGCGTCCTCAGGAAAGTCTTCGAGTTGTGTAGGTGTACACACAGCTACAAAAATGTCGTCAAATCTGTCTCTCGCAAAATTTCTAATTCTTTGCTTGATGAATATTTTGGGAGACATATCTTGAGCGTTCACAGCCTCCACTGCCAGCTTGATAGAATAAATTTCTGGTACCTCCACAGAGCTTCTTTTGATGAGTTGGATAGTTTTTGGCATTTTTTACAATAATTTGGTTGCTATAGGGTAGTAGTATCATACAGTAACCCAAATCAAAAAAACAAACAATAAATATGGCAAACAACGACTCAAGCATTTACAGAACAGGAGACATAGTCATCGGGAGCACGGATCCAGCAAAATCCGTATACTCAGCTAATGGAGCAAAAATACTGTCAGATGGCGTTTCTGTGTACGGTAGTGAAAAAGATCTTATGGCTCGCCAGCTAGATATAGCAAAACTAGCTATCCGTAGTGGAGGTACACCCTTGAAAGTCAGCGAATCTCTGGGTAAAAAACAAGCTAAAAAGAAACAACCCAAGAAACCTATAAAAGCTGACACTTCATTTGAGGACTATGTTAATGAGAGTTTTGCAAGAGTAAATAGTGCCCCAGAACAATACGAACCCAGTATGAAAGAGCTAATTTCAGTACAATTCGAAAACGATTTCGGCAAAATAAAAGCCAAGGTAGAAGACCTCGTCGAGCACGAGCTAGCTTTCCTGCTCATCTTTTCAGATGAAGATGCTGTTGTGTTTGAACCCAAGGTGGGAGAAATGCTGCTGCTTCATACTCCAGGCAAGCAGAAATTTGAGGTGTATTACCCTGGAGTCACTTTTGACTCGCCAGATAATAATAAAAAACTTATGGTTTTATTTAAAGTACCAGCGGACAATCAGGAATAACGCAATGGAAAAGAACGGAATGCTTACAGAGAAGTCTCAAAGCGACTTCGACAACGCTAAAAAAGCAGCCTACTACGATCTAGAAGGTTATGCCGTAGCCGACGAGGAAAACAAAGATAAGCTTAAGAAGCCTGACACTATTAACAATTTACAGCCAGAAGAATAATCATGACCACACCTGACGACCCTCAATCCTACTTTAAAGTAGGCGACAATGGAAGAGACCGCTACTCCAATCCATTCTATAATATACCTCTTCAATATTTGCCGATGAATATTGAAGGGATGCTTTTATGGGCTGAGCATTTCCTGTATAGAAACGGATTTTATAAGCAGGCTTTAAACCGTATAGCTAACTACTTTATTACTTCTGTAACTATCGAATGCGATGATGAGGAAGCTAAAAACAAATATCAGGAGGTCTTGGACGAGCTTCAGTGGAAGAAGATCTGCTCGAAGGCTGGTTTAAACTTGCTGGCCTACGGTAACGAATTCATCACTGTAAACCAAGGCTTTCACCGGTATCTAGCTTGCCCCAGCTGTAACAAGACTACCAATATTGATAAGCTGCAGAACTACGAGTTTCATAAGTGTAAGTACACTATGACTTGTTTAAAGTGCGGCTACAAGGGAGAGCACAAAATTAACGACAAACCTTCAACAGATATAGATAAGATCCATGTCGTGCATTGGCCAGCTAAAGAAATAAAGATTCGCTACGAAGACACTACAGGCGAGGCAGAATATTTCTGGGACATCCCTCAGCAATATGCCAAAAAAGTCACCACAAAGAATAACAAGTTCTACAGCAAGAAAACACCGCAGGTTATTTTTGACTGCGTAAATAATAAGACAATGCTGGCGTTCAACACAAAGAACTTTGTGCATCTTAAACTAGATACACCTAGTACCATACGTACAGACGGCAAAGCTATACCTCCCAGTATGTTTTTGTTCGAAGACTTGTTTATGCTTCAGACCTTGAAAAGGTATAATGAGGTTATCTGTTTTGAAGACATTGCTCCGTTTAGGGTTATTACTATGGGCGACGGCTCGAACCCAGCAGCCAATCCAATGCTTAACCAGAATGGTGCTGTATGGACAGGTGCTGTGGACGATATGATCGATGAGCACAGACGCGATCCTGGAGCATACCATAAATTCCCTTTCCCGTTAAACTATCAGCAATTGGGTGGTGAAGGTACAAAGCTTGCTCCTGTAGAGATGATGGAGCATGCGAAGAACGCTATCCTTAACGCTCTCGATATCCCAGTAGAGATGTTTCAGATGAGCCTGCAGCAGACACAAGCAGCAGGACCTATGCTTCGTATGTTTGAAAATGCTTGGGGAGTAATCCCAGCAAACTATAATAGGCTTTTAGCTCATCTTGGTATGGTTATAGGTAATATCATGGGTCTACCTAAAGCAAAGATATCACTTATACCTATCACGTTCTCTGACGACATGGACCGTAAGTCTGTCATTAGCCAGTTAGTTTCTGCTAACGCTATTGCCAGGTCTGAATTGCTCAAACTCTACAACTTCGATTACGAAGATCAGATTCGTAAGAAAAAGCAGGAAGACCGCATTACGAAAGAGATTGAAATGGAAGAGCAGGAAAAAGATCAGCTTGCTCAGTCTACCCAGCAAAATGTCATGCAGCTGCTACAGGGTCAACAGCAGCAGGGGGCAGGAGGACAACCAGGCGGAGGCGGACAAGCTCCAGCTGGAGGAGGTGGGGGTGGCGGCACTCCTCAGGACACTTTGGAAAAAGCGCAGCAAATCGCCCAACAGTTGTTCCCGCAGGACGGAGCACAGAGAAGATCTCAGTTGCAGCAAATTAAAGGACAAGACCAGGATCTATATGCGTTAGTTAAATCGCAGCTTGAGCAGATGACCTCGCAGTCTAGGTCTCAAGGCTTGTCAGGGGCTAAACAACAAGCGGCGCAGCAACCTCAGCAGTAACAAATATGGCTAAAAAAAGACATAAATGTGTAGTCAGTGGTAAGGATATACCTCACGAAAGAGTCGAAGCACTTATCTCTCTGGGTGTTCCAGGGAGTAGGTGGACGTGTGTTGAACATGCTTTTGAAGTACCTAGAAAGGGTATTTATCTTGGCGAGGCCGGCACTAGCCAGCTGCTTATTGTTGACAAAGTCTATAATGACTCCGTTAGATCTGTTTTCAGGGGCAGCAAAAAAGAAGCCCAGGTAGCTGATAGTGCAGAAATAAAAGAAGATGAGGAAGACACTGCGAGCTATAATGAAAAAGAACTGAATTACTACGTGTCTAACGAAGAGCAAGTCGACCCAGAAGAAAAAATAGAAATTATAAAGCGACAAGAACCTTAGTTTTTTATATAATAAAGGTATGTAATGGCGGCAAAACACATTTATACTTTATTATTTTTATATGCTTGATAATTCTTTTTCTGCCTCTGGAGGAGCCAATGATTTCAACCCAGCCAATGTAACTCACTTTCAACAAGAAGTGATTACGTCGATTACTGAACTCCAGGGCCAGAAAAAACTCACAGATGTTGAGATTACCAAGCTAGAAGAATCCGCCGCCGACACAAAAGATCATTTAAAGTCATTAGAAAAGACTATTTCCGAGATCCGAGAAATGGCCAGGGATGCCAAACATATCAGTATCGGTGTTGACGGTAGGAACGGGTTAAGAGGTACTCTTGATAATCTGACAAAGGAAGTATCTAAATTATCCTCAGATGTGCAGACTGTCAAAAAAGCCGCTGACGATTATGTGGGTACGAAAGATTTCTTGAAAAGGGTTATACTTGGTTCTTTCATGGGGATCGTAGGTCAGGTCGCTTTTGCTGCGTGGTATGTATCAGCGCAGCACACACAGCAAGAGTCCCTGAAGGCTGATGTGGGCAGGTTGTTAGCCAGGATGGATAGGCAGGCTGATGCGAACAACCCTAGAGCTTTGTTGAAATAGCTGACGGCTAAAAAAAGCGCTGTTAACGCTTTTACTCCATTGCCTATAATTCATAGGTTGAAGATTTTCACCCTGGGCACAGCCTTAATCCGGGTTTGAGGCGCATCTTGTTCGCCTTTAGCTAGGTGGACCATTCGGTCACTTTTCATGATTACAGATCATACTATAGCCTCTCTCGCCGCCTCGAGGTTTGCTATAGCTGATTAAACTGTAATCGAAAAAACCTAGCATGTACTTCGGCGGTTAATCAACAACCTCTTGCGAGATCGTTGTTTTTATTATCCGGTACTGCTTAATTGTTTTTTCTTGCCGACTTTGCATTCTAAGCTGCTGGATGTAATCCAGCCCGCTTTCCAACATCAGAAAAGAACGGACGGTCTCCCATCCGTTCCAATTATCCAGGGTCTGCACCTCAAAATAGATAGTTTCCATATTTACTGGTTAGTTAATGGTTTTCCGGCATAGCTACATGCTATGAATACCGGATTCAAAGTATTATCCCACAATAACCACTTATAATGGAGGGGGGGGGTTCAGGCTGGACAACAGTCAACGCAACTGCTAGAGTACACATATGAAATTGGGCTCTAAGTTAATATTTATTATACTAGGACTATTGCTTTCGTCTTGCGCTAAAGATAAAGCTCAGTCTCTGGGCGCACCAATTTCTGTGCCTCCTCCATCTAGCGACACAAGTTCGCTCGGTAATAATATCAACGAGCTAGACACTGCCCTTAAAAAGGCGTCTTCTCAAATAGAACGAATCAAGATACTCATCAACTCTATACCTGAGTAGCCTATGCGAAATCTATCTATTCTATTACTGATTTTGAGTTGTCACGCTGCACTAGCAACAGGAGAATGCAAATCTTTTAACTCACAGCTCAAGCATAAGCTAGCCTTTGAGATAGGCGCTCTTGATGCCTCATTGTCTTCAGCTAAAAACGAAACAGCTCAGCTTAGACAGGATAAAGCTGACATAGATGTTAAACTGCAGAACATGGAAAACTGGGGTAACGAGCAAGAGAAACAAAAGAATGCTTACTATGCGCAGCTTGTCGTCAAAACAAACGATGTAGCTAAAGCGCAAGCAAAGGTAGATCTTGAAAAAGAGAACAGCAAATCCACTCTAGTCAGATATCATAGAGTTAAATCGTTACTTGGTTATATCGTGGGGCTCGTTTTCACTTTCCTATATCTTCATTTTGGAGCAAATACAATAGCTACAATACTCACTGTTGTGGCTGGGCCATGGGCGTTCATGCTGCGTTTCGTAGGACCTGTCGCAGCTTTCGGGGTCGGCTACATGGGGGTAAATTTATTTTTCTAAGGTATGTTTAGTAAATTAGCAAATATCGCAAAGACAGCTGCATCTTTTCTTCAAAATGGTGTAGCTCCTCCTGGTACTCCTCCTGAGCAAAAGCAAGAGATGGAAAACATGAATCATCTAGCTTCTAAGAAGTTTTTTATTACTTTCTCAGGCTTTATCATTCTTGGAGTATTCTATGCCTCTAGTATAGCTGTACTGTTTTCTATGAGCAAAACACCAGAGCTTATTGTCCCGTTCTCTACAATGTTCGCAAAATCAATTGAGGTATTTGCAACCATTATGGCTGTCTATATTGGGGGACAGGCTGTTGTAGATCTTAAGTACAATAGCACTAGCAGCGCATCTGTACAGCAAACAATTCAAACAGTAGACATCACTCAAAAGATTGTCGGTAATGATAAAGAGGACGACTACGAGTTACACGAAGAAGAGGAATAATATGAAATTTGAGCAAGAAGGAATAGATTTCATAGTTGAGCAGGAGACTGGTGGTAAAGAATATTACGAGAAAGTATACAAGAGTACTTTTATCTGGCCCAAGGGTATGAGTGGACCTACAGCGATGGTGGGTATAGACATAGGCTACTACTCGAAAGAAGAAGTGGACGCTATCTTCAAGTCATTAACCACCGAACATGAGCTCGACCTTATTCAGAATGGTAGGGGCAAAAAAGGACTCATAGCCGAGGCCTATACCAAGAAACTGAAAGGTATAACGTTCACATGGGAAGAATCATTACAAGTATTTGAGATGTATATCCTTCCCAAGTTTGTAAGATACACTGTAAGAGCTTTCCCTGGTGTAGAGAAGCTTTGTAGTGGAGCACAGACAGCACTGGTCTCTCTAGTATTCAACAGAGGTATGAGTATGCGTGGTCCCACCAGACGAGAGATGGTAGCTATAAAAGAGCTAGTAACTGATAAAAAATATAAAGATATTGCCAATCAGATAAGAAGCATGAAACGCCTTTGGGAAAAGGGTAATGGGCTTATAGGTAGAAGAGAGCGTGAAGCTAAGCTTGTAGAAAGCTGCCTCTAGATCTCCGCTTCTCCATCGCCTTCTTCACCACCATAGTTCTCTTGCTCTTCTTTCAGAGCCATGTTCTGCATATGCTTTATAGCTGCAGATATATGGAGTCCGCCAAAGTTAATAAGTCCCAGTTTAATAACAGGGTTGTCAAACGCTTCGTGAGCATATAGTTCTCCTTTTTCGTTACACACCAGTAATACATAGCCTCTGGTATATTCAGAAAGCTGTGTTAAAAAACTTTCCGGGATCATGAAACCGTGGTGATTACCGTTATTTTCTTCCATATAACTTATTATAGCATTGCTGATATCTAAAAAAAAGGAAAACCCCGAAGGATCTTCCTTTTTTTATAATATTTTATGTTAGAACAACAACAGGTATTCCCTTAATTCTTTATCGTTGAGCCGGCGACATATTTCTTCAGAAGAAACTGTGTTTTTTTCTGAATACTCCCATGTCCTATGTTTTTGCAAGTACATGTAAACCCATTTCGCTTCAATAGGGGAATACTTACATACGTATGTGCTCTCTGTTCCGAGAGCGTCGTATATTTCTGCAGTACTTTTGTCACTAAATTTATCTTTATATAACCTTCTTATTTGTTCCCTTTCATTGGGTGGCACATCACCGAAGCATATAGTTCTATACTCTTTGGAAGAGCGTATACTGTTGAAATTGAACGCCCACATATCCGCGTAAAAATCTTTGTTATGATTGTACTCATCAAAGACTTCCTTCGCGGCGCGGGCAGCCAACACAGTCGAACCTAGATCGCTATTCGTCGCACAAGCTATTAATACTGATGCCTCCCGCGCGGGTTTCACTCGCTTTTCCTTTTGATGTCTCATTCAGATTAGCCTGTAGTATCAATATTTCTTTCTCTTTGAGAATCAACGCTTCCGTAAGTGCTTCTTCTCTGGATTTAGCCATCTTGGCTTTCTCCCTGTACACTTCCCTGAAGTCCTGCATCTCCCTGGAAGTGTACTGAATCAACCCCCCAACGGACGCAGCAGACAGCAGTAGTGTAGTTATTGCTGTGTATAGCACACCAACAGGTACACTACCACTCACCAACTGGTATGCGCCTAGCGCTCCCAGTGATGCTGTGAGTATTATTAATACTTTTTTTCTTAGCATATTAAAGATCTCCAAGGGTTAACGTTGTTTTTGACTGAGTAAACTCTTTTCTTTCGAAATGAGGACCGACCAGGACGAACTCGTCGCCCCTGTCAGAGCACACACCACAATTTACGTCTACACCTGGAAACCATGTTTTAAGAGAATGATTCTCTTTCCGGATTTTGAGTGTGATGTAGTGATATGCTGCAGTGATCTCACTCTGGCTAAACTCAAACAATTCTCTGTTAGAGTAGATGGGTAGCAATTTTCTGCAAAGTGTTACCCATGTAACCTCTCCGCCATTTTTGGGAGGAAGAGGTTTCACTACAACGCCATCATTAACAGAGAACCTACTCGGGACGTGACGCAGTTTCACATAAGGCACTCTTGCCGTATATGCCTTAGGCAAACGACATTTCAACACATGCACTTCTGCATGATCTGCTCCCATGTAGGTTTTCTCAGGGTAGACATCCTGAATTTGACTACATAGCGTGATCAATTCATCCGTTGTTGTTATGTACTTGTTTCTCTCATCTGCAATGTACACCATTGGCCGGTTGAATGCGTGGGTGAACAGATGCTTATGCAGCTGTCTACCATTCTGATCGACATACCTAGCCGAAGCCTCCACCGCACTAACCAACCAAGAGGCATCAATTACTTGTTGCTGCTTTTTATATTCCTGTGTTGCAGCTGTAATAGCTGCTGTGGGAGTCGAGATTGCCTGTTCCAATTCTTGAGGGATCATTATTCTGTTCATATCTTTTTTGTTTCTTTGCGTTTAGAGGAATAAAAAAGGGATCACCAACCATAGGTGATCCCTTGAGGGCTCTAAACATCTCAATATATTATACCAAATTTAAGCTAGTTAATCTGCCTGCGCTTGAAGCTGTTTTAGTGTAGGTGAAAACTTCTCATCTTCATAGCTTTCGAGCAAGCTTTCAACAGCAAGCATTATCTTGCTAAGGTCATCTGGATTATTCAGATTTTCTCTAATCAACGAAATAACGAACTCACAAGGATTTGCGAGCTCTGACAGTTTTAATCGGCTCATTCTTCTAGATATATTGGATAGTTTTGTTGGAGGTAGTGCGCAATTGGTTCTATAGCGTAGCCCGACCGAGCATTCTCTTTTCGTACAAACACACCACCACTACCGGAATACTCTTCAGCCTGATAAACCACAAGCAATGCACCGCCAGAATAGAACGCGACAGCCTCAGGCGCGTAATTACCGAACATGTTCACCAGATCGCTGTACAAGTCTGTTCTTTCCAGATATTTAAAAAACATCATTTTACCCAAGACAAGGCTGTTTTTTGATGTACCTAGGAAAAGCTCCGAGTCTGGTCCGGCTATCTCTAGCACAGGCGACTGACCGTTCTGCTCGAGGTACAGCTCCGCTTGGGCTCTTACTTTAGCTTTAGTTATTTTAAAATGCTTCGCCACGGCGTCACATACGCCTAGTTGTTCTCGTGTCATAGATATTGTTCTATTAAGTTTTTAAGTTGTCGGTCTGTCAGCATTTGATTGTTCAGTATAGTGAAAGCATACTGCGTTCTGCCTTGTTTACTGTAGGCTTCTTGAATAACTTCGGCAGCATGTTTTCTTCCTTCTCGAGTATCTGCATCCAGAGAAGATACAAACCTGTTTATCTTAAGTAACTCTTCTGAGGTCTTTGCGTATGCGTCACATACTCTATAAGCATATTCTTTAGCTTGAGGAGCACACTCAAAGTCGAAGCTGGACTCTAGTTCTTTGATAAAGCTCTCTGCAGACTTCGCCTCTTTTTCAATACTGGCCAGGTACAGATCAAGCACATGATTTAGTGTACACTGACTTCTGAACTTGTGAGCGGCTAGATACCAGGAGCATTTGATCTTCTTGATGTCTTGGCCGTTATTATAATATACACAATAACCCTCAGCTTTTCGCATATCCACAAGCGATACCTGCAGAGAGTTGAATGATGGAAACTTGAGGTGATCGGCTGTGCTCACGCCAAGATCCATCGCTATTTCAGGCAGGTATACTTGCGGAACATAAGAGTAATTTTCATGCTCTATGACGCCAATCAGCTTCAACTTAGGTTCAGCTCCATAATCTACCACGATCGGGTTATTCCTGGTAGTCCACTCATATATGTATGAGTAGGCGCAATTATCCAGGTAAGGATAGTTGCTGAATACTTTTGGGTATTTCTCTTTGAAATACGCTATTTCATGGGCAGTAGCGTCATGTTCAGTTGCATCAAAAGTACCTCTGGTGCGTACGATCAGCTCACCATGAGCAATACCACCAAACTTAGAAACTATCAGACAAGACCCATCAATCTTTTCTATAGGTATCGCTGTGTGATCTTTTATCTGCTCGTCTGTGAAGTCAGGAACAATGTGATTTGCTTCTCCATAGTTAAAGAACTTCTTGAAGCCCAGGGACACTGGGCGACCATCAGCTGTCCAGATACTGCTTCTGTATATCAGATTGTCTTTTGTCCACTTCACTCCCAGGCCGCTGGGGAATACCAGATAGCATGTCTCTCCAGCTACTATTCTTTCTCTAACAACAAAGCCTTGAGATTTCAGGTCGTCAAAGTTCAAAGGATTCATTTTTTCGTGTTGTGAAACTATTCAATTTTAAAGGGTCGCTTTTAACTAACTCAATTTTATCGAGTTTGCCGTATATAAAGTATGCAGCAAACTCGACCCACATGTCCTCTTTCTCAGTGTATTCAAAGCTTGTATAGAATGTGATTACGCCGTGATAGTCTACACGTTTATCGTATCTATTTTTCTCGATAACTTCCTTGTAGACATTCCAAGGCTTGGGTTTTATATTTGCAATCTCTGCTTCTGTGTAGAGCACATATTCATTCTCCACCACCGTAACAACCAGCTCACCGAGCTCGGTAATAGTGTAAGTATCCAACGAGCTATCCAGAGATTTTGTCTGGAATATTTCTTTGTCCCAGGCAATATTCAAGCTCTCTAGCTCTTCAGTTGCAGGAAGCGCTGCTTTACATACGACATTGTCAAACATCCCCATGCTCGCCTCCTAGCTCGTGATATTTTTCAATTACCTCATCTAGCTTATCCAGTGTGTTTTCACATTCAGGATATAGTGCGCCGTTATGTACGATGTCAAATAGCCAGTCAGCAGGATTTGAAGCACTCGCTCTGAACGAGTCTAGATCATTAATCCCGTGTGTGTGGTATTTATCGAAGCCTATATCTTCTACAAGCTTTGTGTATACCGCATCAGCCATGTTCTGCAACTCTTCTACTTTTGTTCTAGCTTTAACAATTTTTTCTTTTTGCTCTGTTGTAAGTTTCATTTGTTTCTCCGACTATTTGCTTTAATAAAATGATACTGCTCTAACGCTTCTTCTTTTGTTGGATGCCGCTTGCTTAGCTTAGTGTTTCTTTCTTCTAGTTGTTTAATTTTATCTGCCGCAAGCATCGCTAATGACCAAGCTGTCTCAGCTCCAATACAAACTCCATCAGCTTCTGTAGCGTCAGGAAAGTTTTTTGAGTCATCTTTGTACCATGGATATCCTAATGCTTTGCCTAAGATTTGTTCAATCTCTTTAGACTCTTTTTGGTATTTTTTAAGTTGACCAAATGCACCAATACCTTCCGTTAGTTCATTCATAAGATTGCGCTTAAAGTTTCCAGATTCGTATGATTCGTATGTGTAGCTACTCATAAGGTTATCACGTCCAGGTCTCCTTTTAATTGCATTAACTCTTCTTCTAAATTTTCTGCTTTGATCTGAGCTTTGTCTAGCTCTTTGGAGAGTAGATGTA